AGGTAATGGGCATCTAGGCTACCTTGTTCAGCGGCCTTAGTTAACCATTCGACGGCCTTTTTACCGTCTTTCTCAATCCCGTTACCATCACGGTACATCTTTCCGAGTTTAACTTGGGCGTCAACATCGCCCGAAGAGGCAGATGCGTAGACGGGATTATAATCGCGGTCTGAAACTGAATTTGATTTAAGTTCTTCCATTTTTATAACAACCCCCAGAGAATTGCTGCGCTATTAATTATCGTTTATATGTTAGTGCGTACATACACATTGGCACAATTCAATTTAGGTTAAGTCCCTTAAATTCGCTTATAACATTGTCGAAAATATCTTATTCACAATATCATCATTCAGTTTCAGCTTTGAAGACATGTATATCGAGCTATTCAGTTAAAGTCATGTTAAATCACAAAAAGAGTCGATACTTCGTATGAAGATTTAACAGTTGTCCTTTTAACAGACTGATATGAACGGCATCTTACACCGGGATGTCATCGTCCGTGCTGTTGATAAAATACGTCACCCTGCCCAGCACCTCAACCTCTTTCGCCGCAGCCCCCTCAATCGCTTCGCCATCATCCGTGATTAATGCTCGACCCATGACTCTTGCAAACTGGGTACGGCCGCCACTGAGTATTAGCAAAACCTGATTGTCTACCAGACGAGTGACAGGCTCGATAACTGCGAACCCGGATGACGTCTCCAGGATTCTGCTGTCGATGCCAATTCCGCAAATGGTTTCAGGACAAAGCCTGCGCTCAACATAATCCGTCGCCGGTGAAGGGAACCCCATTACACGACACTCCCCATGTTTCTCATCATCCAGAGACGGTTCTGGCTATTGTCCGGCGTCTTGTCTACGAATAACT